GTGCTGGATTACATTGACGCGGTGACGGCAACAGATACCAGCACCGCGCCTGATATTATTTGGCCTGCTTTCCTTGAGACTGATTAACCTCAATCAATATTGGTTCCCCTTTCTCATTAATTGTTAGCTCCATGCCCTGAGGAATTTCTGTCATAGTAAAAAACCAGTTGTCCTCCGGTAATTCAATAGCCCCGGTCACATCATGAAGACCGGGGATTACTTCAGTCAAAGTAACTGGATTAAACAGGCGCACAATAAACCCTCCAGGAAAAAGCATTTGATGATGGTCTGCCGTCGTACATCTGGCAGCGGGCATAAAAACCGGTATTTGTTACCTGATCATCCACGATCATTGAAACGTGAACATTATTAGGTGTGCTCTCGTAATCTGTTCTTATTCTTTCCGCGATACTGATAAAACGTGAAAGTTTAGGCAGTGCAATTGGGTAAACGACTTTAGCCAGTCCATTATCATTAGACCCACCCGTTCCAAAGACTTCTATTGCACCATCTGACCAGCGAATCCATGCACCATTGGCATTAGCTCCTCGCTGAATGATATATCTGGCTTCTCCCAAACCAACGTTTATGAAAATGCAGAAATAACGATCAAATGGCATCATTCCTGCTTTTGTCAGGGAGATCTACCATGCTTATTGGCTATGTACGTGTGTCAACAAATGACCAGAACACAGATCTACAACGTAATGCGCTGAACTGTGCAGGATGCGAGCTTATTTTTGAAGACAAGATAAGCGGTACAAAGTCCGAAAGGCCGGGACTGAAAAAACTGCTCAGGACATTATCGGCAGGTGACACGCTGGTGGTCTGGAAACTGGACCGGCTGGGGCGCAGTATGCGGCATCTTGTCGTGCTGGTGGAGGAGTTGCGCGAACGAGGCATCAACTTTCGTAGTCTGACTGATTCAATTGATACCAGCACACCGATGGGGCGTTTTTTCTTTCATGTGATGGGGGCCCTGGCTGAAATGGAACGAGAACTGATTGTTGAACGAACAAAAGCTGGACTGGAAGCTGCTCGCGCACAGGGACGAATTGGTGGACGTCGTCCCAAACTTACACCAGAACAATGGGCGCAGGCCGGGCGACTAATTGCATCAGGAGTTCCTCGCCAGAAGGTGGCGATCATTTATGATGTTGGCGTATCGACTTTGTATAAGAAGTTTCCGGTCGGAGATAAATGAAACCGTAGCACGTCGTATGCAAGAACGTGCCACGGCTGGCTGATAAGCTTGTAAAAATATTGAACAGGGAGTGGAGCATTCTATGAAGCTAATTTGTTTAATTTCATTTGTAGTGACTTTACTTCTTGGTCGATAATGTCGAATCCCTTATTGACAGCATCTCTTAGCTCTGCATCAATATTTTTTATCCCTTGAGCATAATCTACCATTACATTTATTTTTGCATCATGTAATCTCTTATACATGGTTTTATCTTTGTTATTGTCTGCCATGCCAATAAGGATTTTTTCATAATCCTCAATGAGTTTGTTGTTTCCTTTAAATGATTGTATTAATGAGCGTGAATATGTGTATATGTTAATTATTGAGTCTCTAGCAGAATCATTTAGTTTTGCAATGACATTCGCATTTTTCTCATAGAATGTGAAATTATCATCCCCTACAGGGAATGTGAGAATCAACATTTGTCCCGGTTTTATATTATCAATGTGTGTTTTCATCCTTTTATTATATAAATTGATTAGGGTGAAAACTTCTCCCTTAACTCCTTTTAATACTGAAAGTTGTAATTCAAGGGATTCTCTTTCTGTCTCTACTTTAGACAGCTTAGCTTGTTGGGTAACTCCTTTTAGGGTAAACCATCCGCCAATAAGAGTACCAACTAGAGCTGTGAGGGAGGAGGATAACCATCCAGGTATGCTATTTAAAAGATTACTAAATTCACTCATTATAAGTACTCGCTAATATTGAACGATATATATATCAAATTATTATAAAACTCGTCAGCTACTGGAGAAGGCTACCTGAACTTCGATCTATTCCTGCATCCATATAGTTGATGGTCTTCTGGAGCTCTTCGATTAGGGCAACAGCTTTTGCTCGAGAAATGCATATTAGTTGATCCGGAAATTCTTGTAAGGGCCAGTTTGGTATACAGGCCATGTTATCAGTGAAGGATGCAGACAAGTAAACTTCATTGGTAACCAGAGAATAGCTTACCTCAAAATTGGTGAGTTCCGGCAAACTGCTAACGTTTGACTCTTTTCTGCGCATAATATTATCCATGACTGTAATTATGTACAGGTGATGGTCTTCAATTTCGAAGAGGGAGTCAAGGGGGAGTCTCAAATGAACCGTTATAGAAAAAAGGGGGGGGGATCTTTGTGTTGCTGAACTTATGCAAAATTTTTTTGCACCATAAATCCAACAACACATTCAATAACACATTGCTGTATCACTATGAAAATAAATGTGTTTTTATTTGATTTCACACATATCACAATTAATACAGCGTTTAGTAATTAGTAAAGACATTTCAATGAATTACCGTTAAATCATTTTAAAATCAGTAAGTTGTATCGAGTTTGTATGCTTTACTGTCATTAACTTACTGTATGTTGATCCAGTGTATTTAACCTTGATAAACTCAGTCCAGCAACACAAAACCGCAACACATTGCATTTTGTCCCGTAGAAAAGACTTGTATGTGTGTGCTTGTTTTCTGCGCCTACGCAGATAAGGATTGAGAATGCCGCGCACTGTAACACATAATCCGGATAGCCCCAATAATGACGATGTTTTAGCCGCATCTGAAAAATGGGACGCCTGTAAACCCCCCTATACCAGCGCACACATGAAAATCTGTGTTGCTGCCGCCAAAATCATCCTCGCTGCTTCCGGCGTGGCTCGCCGTTCCAAATACGAAAAAGAGAACTATCTCCGTATCGATTTCAGCAAAGCCGGTAAGGTTACATTTTACGCCGAGTTTCCAAAAAAGATGGGCCTCAAAGGTAAAAAGCTCGGCGAGTGGCCGGAGCTCGCTATTCAGCTGGCGCGCGAAAAAGCGCTAGGTATGGCTGACGGTGGCCTGCGTGCAGAGTCCGTACATGCAGCGCTGGAAATGTACCGGGATGACCTCAAAGCCAAAGTCGCCCGGCAGAAGCTGAGCCCGGACAGTTTCACAACCTACGGGGTGCGTATCGACCGGATTAAAGCAACGTTCGGCGAGCGCGAGGTGTTCAGCGACGTAACATACAATCGGCTGGTGGAAGTGCTGGACGAGTGGATCGCTACTCGCTCGAACAATAACGCCCTGGAGTTGTTTGCCGAGCTCCGTCGGTTCTGGAAGTTCTGCGCACCTACTCTTTGCAACGGCCGCAATGTTGCCGCCAGTCTGCCAGATGATTATGTTTCCTCCCGCGTACAGAAACCTACCCCCACACGGCTTTTTACCGATATTGAATCAATCGCCCGACTCTGGCTCAATGTTGCTGCCTGCACCTCTGTACACCAGAAGAATGCTGTTCGCTTCATGATCATCACTGGTGTTCGTCCGATTAATGTCCATAACCTGCGCTGGGACTACGTTCACGAGGAGGCTGGTGAAATTGTTTATCCGGAAGGGGTTATCGGCATGCGAGGGGCTATGAAAACACAAAAGGCTTTCCGCCTGCCGATAACCCCTGAGATCCGGCGGATTATCGACGAGCAGAAAGCCTGGCGTGATTCAGTTCCTGAGTGCAACAGGGATTATGTATTTTTGCAGCCACGTGATCCAATGCAGCCATTTTCAAAACGATCACTAGATAAGCTGGTGAAAACATACAGCCCGGACGGGGCTGTAAAAGGAATAAAACATGATGGGACTGTTAAAGGGAAAGACGGTGCATTTAATACGATGTGCCGTAAATTCCTTAAGAGCAATGTTATTGCCTTGATGAAGGAAAGAGGCTATTCCCGCTCAGACCGAAGGGAAATCAGCCTCCTTTGCCTTCACCACTCCAGCAAGTCAGATGACCCGATGGCAGAACATTACGACTTTTCTGATGAGATTTTACAGGAAGAGATTGCGTTGAAGCGCGAAGCTTTCGAGGCTCACGAGCGGAGCATACTTGCGCAGGTGGCATTGCTACGGCGGCGAGGTTAATACTGGCTGCGACATTTTTGAATAAAAGCGTCGATATTTCGGCGCTCATAACGAACTACTTTTGCACTGAAACGAATTGGTGCCAGGATAGCCCGATGACGATGCTTAATATTCCACTCACATAGCGTTTTCTGTGTAATACCTAACTTTTGGCATACTTCATCCGGGGTGAGTAAATCGTCGGGTTTCTCGCTCATGCTATACCTCTCTTTTTCATGGCATCGAGCAGGATGTCCTGCACTGTTCGTTTTGAGTTGCGCCGCTCCATCACCATTTCATCCATAGTGTCGGCAGCAATAATGTGGTGAATAAATACCGGACGATTGTGTCCGGCCTGTATCTGCCTGGTGGGGCCGATACGTTCAATAATTTGCTGATATTGCTCCAGGTCCCACCAGTGTGAGAAAAATACCAGTATATTTCCGCCGTCCTGCATGTTCAGGCCGTGGCCCGCGCTGGCTGGGTGTGCAAAGAGAACAGGAATCTTTCCGGAATTCCAGTCGCGCAGTGTCTGTGGATCCTGGTCGAGGTGACGACCGCGAGGGAATGCTTTAAGCAAGCGTTCAAGATCGTGTTTCCAGTGATAAGCAACCAGCACAGGTGCGCCAGCTGCTTCGGTCAGTATGCTGTCCAGCGCCTGTAGTTTGGTGTCATGCAGTTCTGACCAACTTCCGGTGTCATCTGTGTATACTGCGCCGCTGGCGATTTGCAGACACTTCAGTGTCTTTGCCGCGGCGTTCGGTGCTTCGATGCCTTCGCCATTCAGCTCGAGGAACATTTCCTTTTCCATTTCACGATACTGCTGACGGGCCTTCGGCGGCATATCCACGCGGATTACGTTATGGATGGGGTCTTTGATATCGAACCAGTCGGCCGCATCCAGCGAGAGGGTTACATCGGCTAACGCTCGCTGTATTTCACCCTGTGAGTGAGCAAAAGGCTCCAGTTTGGTCCAGCTCTGCCCCGGAAACTGTATCGAGTTGAACCAGCGTGAGGTAAACGCGCCGTAAGTGCGCCCGAGACGTTGCCCCTGGTCCACAAACCACGATTGTCCCCACAAATCTACCAGGCCGTTCGGTGCTGGCGTACCGGTGAGATTTATCCAGCGCCGGACATACTTATGCGCCACTTTGCCCAGCGCCGCCGCGCGCTTACCACCACCGCGCAGCCGGAAGGATTTTAGCCGGGTGCTTTCATCTGGAATGACAGTACCGAACGGCCATCGTTCTCCCAATTCTTCAACCAGCCAGACAAGGTTATCGTAGTTGATGGTGAACACGCTTGCGTTGCTGTTCGTCAGCGCCATAGAGCGCGCTTTGGCATTACCAATAATTGGCTGCACCTCGATATTGCGCAAATGTCCCCACTTCAGTGCTTCATCCGGCCATGTGCTGGCAGCCACGCGCAGCGGCGCGAGGACCAGTGCGGGGCATGTTTCTGCCCCTGCCATAAAGAGATCTTCCAGCGCAGTGAGCGTTGCCACGGTTTTACCCATTCCCATCCCCGCCCAGATGTTGCCGCGCAGGGTTTCGGTTTCGTGGTTGATAATGAGATCTTGGTAGGGGCGAGGTATATATTTTGGGGGCATATAATATGGCTCCTAAACAACAAAAGGCCAATTTAGGCCTTTTGTTGTTTTAAAAATGTTATTTATAATAGTGCTGTTACTATTGCATCTTTAAAAATATTTTCTTCTTCATTTATTAAAGGTGATGACAGATGAATAATTACTTCTTTTCCTGTCAATACTATTTGCTCGACTTGAAATCCTGCGTTGTGTAGTCTTTGGCGTAACTTTTCTAGTGCTGATTTTGATATACTAAATCCTTCACTCCTTATAGTATAACTGGCAACTCCATTTTTAATAATATCTACAGAGTTGTCAATTTCCTGCTGCGAGTAATTTTTCGGTGAGTCGAAAAATCTGGATTTTGTCGTTGCTGTTGCCCTAAGAGATATCAATAATGATTTGATATCTTTAATCTCAGATGCCAGATACTCAGTTTCTGATACTTCTTTCTGGTCTAGTTGTGCAACTTTGAAAGTGCCAAAATGTTTGAGGAATGTTGTGTATTCAGGATCAGTTACTGACTTTAAATATGTTTCTTTTATCTTGCTCGCAAGTCTTTCTTTGAATAAATTGATTGATTGGTATCTTAAATCCGAAGGGTACTCTAAATGTTCAATTGATGAAATGTCAAAGCTATAAGGAGTGCGCTCGTCCTTAATAATTACGGTCGGTTTGTCAAATGCGAGACGCATTCCTAATTCAAACATTACATTAGCGTTTCGAGCACTTATATCGCAAACAACTATGGGGTTTTCATAAAGATTTTGAACAATTCGTTTTTGTATTACTGCAACATCATCATCTGAACTTACCAAATTTGCCTTGAATCCGGCATCATTTGATGCTTCACAAATAATGTCATGAACATTTCTCCAATGTCCAGTGGGATAACCTTCTATGTCCGCAATTGGCATAATAATGCCGCATATATGAGGTGGCATATTTTTGTTGTCTTTTACATCATCTTGGTTTATTTCTTTCGTTTGTTGCTTAGCCATAGCTTACACAGACTCCTATTGTAATTTTTTGCCTAATATACATGAAAGCTCCTTACTATCCAGTACTACCACGGTAAAGCCCAGTTTTCGCAGACGTTCATGCTCGCGCAACTGATCAGGTCGTGGTGGTTTGCCTGGTGCTTTGCATTCGACAAAGACGATGCGACCGCCGGGTAGCAGAACAATGCGATCTGGTACCGAGCGGAGACCGGGAGATACGAACTTAAAAGCAACCCCGCCAGCCTTTTTTACTTCAGCGACGAGGTGCTTTTCGATTAGGTTTTCACGTTCATAGGCCATTAGCTTTCGCCTTCCTGCTTTTTGCGTTTCTTCATGCAGATAGCGCAGTTCTCAGGATGGTCATGCCATTCGTCAATCCTGATACCTGTGAACATCCATTTTCCGCATAGTGATATGGCTTCCCCCGAATTAAAGAAATGTGCTTTTTTCGACAGGGCGGGGAACCCCCAACCTTTATTATCGATATTAGACATCGTCCACCTCCTTACGCTTTTCGCGCATGTTCTGCATCAGACAAAAATCAAACCGACGTTCGCTTTGGCCCAGACCTGCATCGCCCGGTCGTACCCGCTGGACTGTTCAAGGCGCAAAGCCTCCCGCGCAGTCCGGTAATAAAGCGGACTGTCCCGGTATTTAAATGACATAGGGTTTTTATTCCCAAATAAAAAACCCCGCAATGCAGGGTTGTAATCAACAATAAGGGGGTAATTACGAGGAAGCGTTAGCTATTTGAGCTTGTGTAAATTCGAAACCAGAATTTTGTAACCGTTGCACTAGACGAGGAACTGTTTCACGTACATGGTCGTTGAAATTCAGATACAAAATCCCGTTAGCATCAGAAGGCTGTTCTAGGTGCTGTTTCTGAAGGATTGCTACATTGCTGCGCCCTAAGGACGAAAGAAGCATACCCATCTCGAGTACAACGTTCTGTCTTGCGCGGGGTTGGATTTCTGCTTCACCGGCGCGCTTTGAGTATCCCATATCATCAGGTGTCAAAAGAACAATCCCGAAACGGGTAGCAGTTTGTCCTTGCCCAATTTCACGTTCAAGCTCTTCAATAATGGTGAGTCCAGTCCCTCCCGTATTCTGCAAAATGAAATGGTCTGGTAATCCAAGTTTATGAAGGATTAGCTCAAGTTGTTCCTTTGCAGTATGGTCATGGCCGTGAACAATGAATATCTTTTTGGGAAGCTCAGATGGCTGTTCTACGGCTAGTGGTGTTGCCGTGGGGGGCGTTCCTAAATGGGACATTATTGCAGTTTCAACATTGGGACGTTCTTGAGGGTTACCTTGAAACTGAATGGTCCGGGTGGTGTAAAGGTTAACAATTACGCCATTCGTTAAACGATAGCAGTCATAAGTCTCACGCTGTTCGTGGGAAAAATTGGTGAACCCACACTCCCTCAAAAAGTCAGGAAAAGATTCTCTCGGGTATGGATAGGTGATCGGCATTTCAGTTAGTTCCTGCATAAGTATTGTTCCTTTAATTTACTCGAATTCAGCATGTCGCCATAGCTCGATAAGGTGAGTTATATCAATCTTTTTTGTAGTGGTACGCCTCAAAGCCGCCAGCGTTCAGCGGAATATCGGGTGCCCATTCGGGGTTAGTGGAGAGAAGCGCGGAAAGCGCTTTATCGTTGAAATCTTCTGTGTCTGGTGCTTCGGTGATCACCTCGTCGTGTACCGTTAGCACAATGCTGTAACCGGCACCCTCGATCAGCGGCATGTTTCTGGCCAGAACGTCGCGGGCGGCCGCCTGGGTGACGTTCTCCACCAGCTTTCCGCCGTAGGTTTTGAGTCGTTGCCATTTACGCGAATAAGAGTTAACACCCATGTAGGTGATATTCCCTTGTTCGATAACCGGAGACGGGTAGCATACAGCGCGTCCGGATGGTAGCTGTATGCGCAGCCACGCGCCATCACGTCGGATTTTAAGATAGCCGCAATACAATGTTTTTTGCGGTATGGCGATTGCTGTGCGGACAGTGCGCTCCAGCTCGTACCAGAAATCGCAGGTCGCCGGGTGCGCCCTGCGCCACAGGCGCTTGAGCGAGTCACATGCGATGAATACACGCTCGGAAAGGCCAAAGGTCGACTTACGTTTAACCGATTCGTCGTACCAGCTTTTCGCCTCGCGGATAACATCGCGGGGAATGTTTGGCAGTGCGGCGTTCGCCAGCTCGTCGAGATCGAGACCGTAAACCAGAGCAAAAGTGATGAAAGCCGATACACCACCTCCATAACCCAGACCGAGTTCCATGACTTTACCGATCTGACGCATGTGTTTATCAACATCATCTGGTGCAATATCGAAAGCTTTTGCATACGCCAGTTTATATAAGTCCGGACCCGTTCCAGCGTCATACTCTCTGAATGCATTCAGTTTCCATTCTTCTCCCGCCAGCCATGCCAGCATACGGCCTTCAATGTTTGACAAGTCACTTACCACCAGTTTTTTGCCTGTTGGCGCGATAATGCAGCCACGTAACGCTGAACTGGTTAGTTCCATGATATTGTCAAACAGCAGGTCTGCACATCCGGCTTTCAGTGCTTCGATGCCTTCGTCTATTTGTTCCTGTTTTAGTGAAGGGCGGGGAAGGTTCTGGGGCTGGAATAGCCGTCCGGCCCAACGACCGGTACGTGACGCCCCGCAGAACTGTAGCGTACCGCGTAAGCGCCCGTCGTGGCTTACGCCTTTCATCAGTGCCTTGTATTTACTGGTGCTGGTAGTACTGGCTTGCAGGCGGATAGCCAGCAGTTCTTTCACGGCAGATGATAAATCGGGGTCGGCCATACGACGTTCCAGGGTACTGCGTTGCATGTCTGGTAGCTCCACACCGTAGGATTCAACGATGTGCTTAATCAACGCGTCCCGTTGTGTGGCTGCCTGCACTTCGCCATCAGTCATTTCCTGTGTACGCTTTGCCAGGCGCTTTTGCTCCTGGTCTACCGCTTCGATCGCAGCGCGCGCGAGTTGCATGTCCATGCAGACGCCCCGGTCGTTGATCTGCTGATCACGATGCCAGAGCGCCAGCTCTGTCCCCTGATAATTCCACTTCGGCAGACGTTTATAGACTTCGCGCATTGCTTCGATATCCAGTCCGGCGTAAGCAACAAAGCGCCGCCATTCTTCCGGATGGGTTTTACTGGTGGCCCGACGCAGTTTGCTGTTTTTCGGATGTGGCTTACAGAACAGCTGGATCAGCGCTTTACCTTCTTTGTCCTTCGCTTTGTCTTGCGGGACGCCTAGTACTTCGCAGAGTTCCCCCAGAGACCCCGGGAGACCGTGCGCCAGCGCCTGCACCATCGTGTCGCGCCAACGTTCGACTGGCGGTGCCAGTCGCGGCATTGCATAACGCAGAACGGTGCGGTCGAAGTGAGAGTTATGGAAATAAAGCAGGGTTTCAGGGTCTGCGATTGCTTCGTATAAGCCGTGTGGAATACCACCACCGGCAGTGATATCCCACACGTTTACTGGCCCGTCGTTGATAGCCCATGCGAAAAGCATCACTTCAACGCCTTCGGCATACGCATGGGTACCGTTCGTAATAGGGATTTCGCAATAGGTTTCCAGGTCGCCCCAGAGAATACTTTGATGTTGTTTATTTGAGGGGACTATATTATTTTTCATATGGGCAAACTAGCTAATAAAGTTGAGGAAAAAAATGTCTGAATCTAAGTTCAAACCTGGAGACCGCGTACAACATCTTTCTGGTGGGCCTGTTCTTGTGGTTGTTAGCACAGGATATATTCCTGCAACAGCTTTTAATGGCGACTTCATTCGCGTAACTTGTGAATTTTGGGATGAATCTAAAAAAGCTTTCGTAAAACAGGATTTTGTTGAAACTTCTCTTGAAGATTACGAATAACTCATAACACAATCCTCAAAGCGCCCCTAAGGGCGCTTTGGCGTTTAAATCAGTGCTTCAGCATCAGCACCTTCGCTGATATCGTCGAAATCGTCAGCGCTTGCCACTCCGCCGCCAGCGAATGCATCGCCGTCTCGCAGGAACTGGACTCCGCCGAGTGAGGCATTAATGCGTTTACCGAAATTATTGTCCTGTGCCCAGATATCGATAACGGCGTTTACATAGCACCCTGCATAGGGACGTCCATCAGCCTGAATTAGTGGCGAACGATCGCGATCAAGAACAGCTGGGCGCGCTTTGTTAGCAGCATTCAGGAAGAAATTACCGGGGAAGCCTTCATACTCTGCTTTTTCATCACCATCATGCAGGCACAGATTGAGTTTTTTCTCCAGTTGGTTATAAATGGGCTCCCACTTCTCTCCCCATTTTTCCTTCGCTACCTGCTTCATAGCTTTACGGATTTCTTCCAGTTGTGGGTGTTTGGGAGACATTAAAAATACTGCGGAGAAACGCGGATCGCCTTCGCCGTTTACAGTTTTAGCTTCAAACAGAGACGGGAAGGCCAGACGAACATTGTTCAGCTTCAGTTTCATGGGTATTTCCTTAAATCAGATGAGGTCTGCGGTTAGCGTATCGTCGGATACGTCGTCGAAATCATTTACAGGGTTGATATTGAGTGCGGGGCGTGGGTCTGACTCGGGAACGACGGTTGGTTTACCATCAGCTCGTGTTATCAGTGCCTCGACTTTTGACCAACGGCGCGGACTGGCCTTTTTGATAAGTTTTTCGGCTTTTGTGGGACTAATAAGTTTAAAGTCGAATACTTCTTCAGTTTTGTACCTGAACTGGTCCTTCAGAAGTGCGCGAGCTGCCTCTTCATCACTCCAGGCCCGGTTACCTTGTTTTCCTGTTACCAGTTTAAACCCCGGTACCGGATGTCCGGCATTGAGTTCATTGTGAACCCGGTCCCGTACTGCCTTTAGCCAGGA